GTTGACGAGGGGAACTTGGCGTACAGCTGGAAAGTTCTCCAAACACTGGGGAAAGATCGCGGTTATACAGAGCGGCGAGAAGTGGAACAGCAGCATGTCCATAGTGTGGACCAAGCTAGCACGGATAAGTTGATAGAGGCTTTGAACTCGGCAGCTGCTGTGCCAGAAGCAATCGAAGCAGAGTTCCGTGAACTTTCTCCAGAAGATCACTCTTTGGTAATGGAAGCACTTTCCGAGGCGGCTCCAGAAAGCACCGAGGCTGATGAGTAACGGGGGTCTCACAATCCGCGGTGCGGCAGAGGAACTTGCAAGAAGGCAAGCAGCCAAAAAAAGCTTGATTGAGTTTTGCAAGTTCATGGATCCTTCCTACGAGCCATATGAAATACATAAGTTGATTGCTCGTAAGCTGGAGGATGTGGAGGCCGGTAGGCTTAGGCGGCTTGCTATCTTTGTTCCACCAGCTATTGGCAAGTCCCGCCTCGCGAGTGAGTTCTTTCCAAGTTGGTTCTTTGGGCGCAACCCTACGATGGAGTTCATTGAGACTAGCTATGATGAAGCATTAGCTAAGAGCTTCGGGCGAAATGTACGAAACTTCCTACAGCACCCAAGTTATAGTCTTCTTTTTCCCGATGTCACACTTGCTGATGATGCTACTGCTATGGCTGAGTGGAAGACGAATCAAGGGGGAGAGTATAAAGCGGAAGGTGTAGGTGGCGGTCTTATCGGGTTCCACGGGCACATAGCTATAATTGATGACCCATTTAAGTCTTATGAGAGTGCTCTTTCGGACAACCAGCGCAGAATGGTTTGGGACTGGTATGCAGGTGTTCTTCTTAACAGGCTTAGGAGTTACAAGGATGGTCCCGGTTCTGTCGTTCTGATTATGCAGCGTTGGCATGACGACGATCTCGGTGGGAGGATAGAACAACTAACGGAGCTTGGTGAGGAGGAGTGGGACATAGTTAAGGTTCCGTCCATCGCGGAGGAAGATGATCCTCTGGGAAGAGCTGAGGGAGAGCCGCTTCTTCCAGACGGGCCGAATAGACGAACAAAAGATGAACTGGAACAGCTTCGGAAAAGAAATCCGAATATCTTTATGGCTGTTCATCAGCAGAAACCCTTCTCCGATGAGGGGGATCTGTTTAAGCCGGAAGACCTTCGACCTTATCACTTGTCTGAGCTACCGGATAATCTTACGGTTTACGGGGCGAGTGATTTTGCCCTTTCAGAAGGTAGTGGAGATTACACTGTACATCTTGTCTTTGGCGTGTGTGACAAGGGTCACATCTGGCTTCTTGACTTGTGGCGTAAGCAATCAAACATTTTAGATGGGGTTGCCAGCTGTGTTGACTTGATGCTTGTGCATGAGCCTCTTCAGTGGTTCTTTGAGAAGGTTCATATGCAGAAAGCAATCGGGCCGATTCTTACGAAAGCGCGCAAAGAAGTTGGAGCGTGGACAAGTTGTGTTGATGTTTCTATAATGGGTAAGGGGCGTAAGGACTCACCGCAGAGGGCGGGTTCTATAGCTGGTGCTATTCAGATGGGGTATGTGCATGTTCCCGCTGATGCGCCGTGGCTCGGTGAACTTAAATACGAGCTTGTAAAGTTTCCCAATGGGAAGCATGATGATCAGGTTGACACTTTAGCTCTTGTCGGTATGCAGCTTGATAAGTTACTTGCCGCTCGTGGGCTTGATCCAGTAGATGAGGGTGAATTTAAATTAGAAGTCACGGCTCCAACTTTCAACGACTATGTTGAGCAGAATGGAAGAAAGCGCAGACGGCGCGGAGCTTACTTAGGTGCTATAGTTGTTCCTTTTCCAGAGAAGAGTCCATTGGATGATGACTGGGAAGAAACGGCTGTAGGATAATAATGAGTGGGGTATATGTATCCTGAAACTGAAGAAGAACGCGTAAAATACTGGCAGGGACAGATTGCCTATAGCCAAAAGAAGGCGCGTCCCATGTTTGATGCTTGCAAGGTTTTGCAGCGTCAGTATTTTAATGAGTCTACTACGGATAGAGAAGAGACTGAGGGGGAGGAGTTCAGCGAGGAGCATATTAGGCGGACTAAGAGTGGTTTGATCTTTGGGTGGATTGATCAGTCCATATCTAATATGCTTGATCGGGCTCCGATGTTTAAAGTCTATCCCCAGAATAGGCAGGCAGCGACAAAGCTAACGGAAGATGATCCGCAGAGTCTTAGCTATGCCCAAGCAGCAGAGAAGGTTATAAACTATCGTTACAGAGAGACTAATCAACTTCGTGTGGATGAGCGGATAACGCTGGACGCGTTTCTTAATCCGTATGGGGTTGCCAAGTTAGGATACACCTTAGACTCGGATGAGTTGCAGAATAACTTAGTGGCAGAGCTTGACGGTGCTCTTGATCCATCCGAAGATCCATCTGAGGAAGACTCACTTTTGATGATTGGTCAGGCCATTAAAGTTGGGCCAAATGATGATCATATGTTTCATCTTGAGTCTCACAAAGCCCTTCGGGCTAACATGGAGCAGGAACTCAAAGCGCAGAAAGTAAAGAAATCTGAGCGAAAGCCTATATTGGCTGTTATAGATAATCATATGCAGTTGCACGAACAGTATATGGACAGGTCGGAGCCCAGTGCGAATAACAACGTAAAGCGTGGTGCTCCTTATGCTGTTCGCTGGCGTCCCGATATGTTCTTGACGGATTCGCTCAGCACGGAAGGTCCGACTGATGCGCGTTGGATTGCTTTTGGTTGGGAGCTTCCCATAGAAGAAGTACAGGCTAGTCCCTTCTACAAGAACACAGATCAGATACAGTCTACACGTTATAGGGACGTTCCGGACTATCCCGATGACGAGGATGATTTTGATGATGGCTTTGACATAGTTAGAGGTTGGGAAATCTGGGCGAAGAATTTTCCAGTTGCTCCGGGAAAGTTTAGAAATCTTCTTATAACTATTGTTGAAGATTGTGATGTGTTTATTCAAGAGGAAGAAGAGTGGCCTTACGATAGGATTGATGACTATCCGGTAGAAGTTCTGTCTTACCATGCGGGTATTGATAGTTGGTATCACACGCCTACGCTGCTTCTTGGCGGCGGAGACACGGTGCAAGCTCTTGTGAATGAGATTATGGACTCCTTCCTGTCTGTGATCCGTAAGCAGAAGAATGTGTGGCTGGTTGATCCTAAGATGGGGATAAATCAAACAGTCATTGCTGACATGCTTGCGGCTCCAGATGGTTCTGTAATTGAGGTTCCGGGCTTGGCTGAGAAGGGAGCTGGTAACTCTATCATGCCTCTCCCTTTTCAGCAGATACCGAATGATAAGGGGCAGTTGCTTGGTCTTCTTCAACAGATGTTTGATCGGTCTGTTGGTACTCCGCAACCTGTTCAACTTCCTAAGACGGACACAGCTACTGAGGCGAGTATTCTTGAGAAACGGAATACAAGTCGTGAGAATAGGCGTAGTGCCCTTCTTAGTGAATTTCAGGTTCGTAAAGCCCGTAAGATGTTTCAGATGGACTTGCAGTACTTACCTGAGCAGTTGTTCTTCATTGATCGTGGAGTTTCGTCGTTTGTTGAAATTACAGCTGAGATGGCTGAGGGCGAGTACATGACGACGATGGATGTTACAAGTCACTCCACAGCAATAACAGTTGAACGTAAGCAGTTTATGGACTTGCTTAATCTTATGTCCGGTCTTACGCCTCTGCTTGTTCAGACTTTCGGTCTGCCTCCGAATATTCCAGAGCTTGCGCGTCGTGTTCTTGTTCGCGGCTTTGGTGAGCAGACCGTTGAGGAGCTGCTTCCAATGCTTGACTACGCAAGTCAGATGTTGCAGAATCAAGCGGGTGAGAGGGCGGCACAGATGGAGCAGCAAGCTGCAGCCCAAGCAGGACAAGCGGGCATTCAGACTGAACAGGGACGAGCTCCTGAGTTTCAGGATCCGCAAGCTGCGGCAGCGCAGGAGGCCATAGTGCAGGGGCAGAATCAAGGCACGGGTATTGGTCCAATTAGCCCTCAAAACTTTAATCGTAATGTTCCTAATGAAGGGGCGCAAGCTGGAGAGGCATCATAATGGCAACACGGTTTACTGAAGATACTTGGCCCAGTGATC